TGTATCTGTTGTTTGTTGCTATGTTTGCAGATGTTAACTCCCTTGCAAATTGTTGTTCTATTTGTCTTTCAAATCTTTCAGCATAATTAATACTCATCAATTATCATCCTTTCTAAATTATTCTTCTGTGTTTCCAAATGCAGCCGCTATAGCAGTATCTATAGCCTGTTGATTATTAGGGTGAGGGTTACCTACCTTAAACCCTGCCTGTTGTTGCTGCTGGTTGGTTTCATCTTCTGACTTGAATAGAAAAGCCTTGTTCTCTTTTAGAGACGCTATCTGCTCATCCAAGCCAACTATCTTGCCATCGTCACCGATAATCAGTTTGGTCTTGTCCACCAATCCAGATACCAAATCCTCATCATGAACCTTGCCAGCCACTGCTAGCTTAATAGCATTGGCTAGTTGGACATCCTTGAGTTCAGCTTCATATTTTTCTGTAGCAGCTTTATTCTCTTCCTGCAGCCTTTCAATTTCAGCCTTCAAGCCTTCTGCGTCAATCTTTTTGAGTTCTTCTAACTGTTTGTCTCTCTCGGCTATACCTGCATCAAGCTTCTTCTTAGCTTCAGCCAATGCATTATATTGCTCTTTAGGCACTGCATACTTTGGAAACTCTGTGTTAATGTCCTTAATTAATTCCTCTTGGTCTAATTGACCGTCTTTTGTGTGTTTTTCAATTAATACTTTTATCCATTCCATTTACTTATTCCTCCAATAGCTTTTTATACAGGTTGCTCCCTGTTAGGAGTTGCGTTATAGTTATACTCCAAACCCTTAAAATGAGTAATAAAAAAAGACCTTATTTGGTCTTAATTGATAACTTATATTTAGTTAACTATTTTCCAGTCCTCAGCCAATATATCAGTTTGACTAGCTAGCCAAGGTACTAAATTATCATCAGCTGTTTTCATATAGATATAAGGTAATGTCATTTTACTCTTTTCAGTTGGTACTTGTATTTTTATCCACATACCTTTGCCATTCCAGCCTTTTCTTGCTACCTTCTTACCTTCTTTTAACTTCTCTATTGCTTGGCCAAAATTCATTATTATTTCCCTCCTTTTTTATTAATCAATGATAATACAACCAATGTAATACATATAATTAATGTTACCTGTGTAGCTGTAGCCATATTAATACACCTTCTCTCTTCTATAAGACCTTCTTAGTTGAGGATTCTCTTTTAAGAACTCCCTCATTATTCCTTGCCATTCTCTAACTTTAGCATTATATTTCTTTCGGTTTTCTTCATCTATAGACCCTTCTGCTAGTCGTTTATATTTTCTTATCTGTCTTTCAATGTGTCTTTGTTGCTGTTCATATTTATAGTTTTGTAAAGCTTTTTCTTCATCTGGCACCTTAGGCAATGTAGTTATACCTGGAAAGTAAGTGCTTAAGTTATGGCGGCAATTAGGATGCATCAAGCCCTCTTCCATAGCAGCACTCAACAATGGATAATCTCCAACATCTTTACTCCCACCACCATAGACATCATCTATAATTATCTTACCTTGCCATGGTAAACATAACTCACAAGCTGTAGCATGGGCTGACACTACTACCAAATACAAACCCATCTCTTGCCTTTTCTTGCCTTCTCCTATTAAATAAGCTCTGTGGTTTGCTGTCCTTAATGCCATTTCTACATAACTAGCTATATTAACTTTTTTACCATCACTATAGGTTATTGCATCTATACCTTTTTCTAGAAAATCTTTAGTGGCCATATCTATAGCTTGCTCCAATGAAATTGTACCAGTATTGTAGTGTACCTGTGCCCTGAATATAGTTTGCCTATACACATCATCCATGCGCCTTAGAACTGCTGCATTAGCATTTTTAAAGTCTTTTTCTACAGTTTCAATTAATGCATTGAATTTATCATCATTCATCCTGAAAAATACTTCATCCCTAGGTGTAGGAGCCTCTTGCCATATCCTTACGTTCTCTATTACTTCCTCGACCATATCTTCCATAGATTCACTTTCTATAGGTGGAAGTATAGGTTCTAAATCTCCTGGTAATCTTACAAATACGTTGTCTACATACTTATTTTTAATTCCTTTAATAAATTCAACAACATTATCTTGGGATTTTCTATAGGTGTCTACCAACGTAAAGGATATAAGTTCTTCTATAGGCTCACTATATCTGCCTATAATCTCTTGATTTTCTTTTCTAAATCTTTCTAAATCTCTTAATTTAGCTAATTGCCACTGTTCAAACTTAAATCCGACCTTTAACTCTTCCTCTTTGTGTCTTTCAAGGTTTCTTTTCATGGACTTAATTAAGTCGAGTTCCATTTGCTCATATATCTTGCGAATATTATAAGCTTCATCTCTATTCTTCATCTTCTATCACTTCTTCATCTTTTTCCAAGCCATCAATATTAGCAGCAGACTCATCTATTACATAATCACCTTGCCTTATTCTTTTAACCTCTAGTGCCTTTTCTTCGTCTGTCCACGTATCTGCATATAGTTCTTCAATACATTGCTCAAGGGACATTATACCGTATGATTTAGCTTTACCTACTATCTCGACAATACTGCCAAAGTCAGGGCTTGCATATTCTCCAAATGTAACGCTTACTTCATAATCTTTAGGGGTTCTTTTCTTCATATTGTCATATACTTTGAGTGTTGTATCTACTAGCAAAGGAATAACTTCATTTAAAGTATCAATTATCTTCCCTCTAGTGTATAGTGTAGTCTTTTCTTTCTCTCTTTGAGCCTCTGCATTATCGGTTTTCTTTAAATCTATACCTAATGTAGATGGCGATATAATACCTTGCAGACATATATCAAGTGTACTAGCATAAGATTCAACAAAGGCAGCATAATTAATGTCTGCTTGAATCTGGTCTATTTGGTCTTTAGAATCCTCTTTCATAGATGAGCCTATCTTTATAAATTGATTGTCAAACGGATTAGGTCTCATAGCATAGCCTGTTTCAGGATGTTTTGGTACCAAGTCCTCAGGGATATAATTCTTAACCCTTCCAGCCCTAATAGCATCTATCCATTGACTTATGACTTCGTCTAGTGCATCAAAGTTATCACTCTTACGTTCAAATATAGAATTACCCCTGTTCTCAAACTTTGGAGACTTAAAGAATTTCATAGGTACTGCCATAATAAAGTTTCCTGCATAAGTAACTTTACTTAGATGAGATATTTCAGGAACCTTGGTTAATGGTACTTCTTTACCATTTTTATCATATAGCTTATAGTCTATATAACCCTTACCATAGATTTCTTCTAACTTATAGGTTTCTTTATCATGGGTGTAATAGGCGTAAAATATGACTTCTTGGAGCCTTCCGCGTTTATACCTATAATTTACATCAGCACCACTATAAAACTCTATAATCGGATATTCTGTAATCTCTGTATCAACACTTAATTTAAAGGTTCCATCTCCATCAACTAAAGTTTTTTGTATTGCTTCTCCAAATAATTCATCAGTAAATTTATTATCTTTTGCAATTTCATCCCACAACTTTTGATTCTCTTCATTTTCTAGACTTATGCTATCCAAATCAGCAACAACTATATCAACAAGCTTATCTACCATTTCACCTGGTAAACCGCTATGAAATTTCCTTATGCTTGAATCCGCAGAAGGAACCGCTGCCCAAAACCTACTTCTACCTACATCATCTATTGCAGCTTGTTTAAAAAATTGGTCTAGTTCTGATGGGTCTCCCCTATACCAGATTCTATTCCTTAATACCGTTCCTGCATGGGATAAAGGTTCCCTAATACTTATTTGATTATCCTCTGCTGGTTGTATATTAAGTAGTTTTGCTATCATTCCTTTTATCACCTCTCTTAATCCCATGGTGTTAACCTCCTACTCCTATTTTGTTTCTAAATGGTATCCAAGCATAACAAGAAGCATCGATTGTGTGATTGTTCCTGTCCTCAGGCTCATACTTATCCTCTTTCCAGCTATAGCTTTCCAATTCTCTTATATGTTCTTTACAATGGTCCAATACAATATAATCAGCCTCTGTCTTAATATCACTGACATTTAACCAGCCCAGCTGTAGATGTATTCTATCTATTACTTGTACCTTCTTATAAGCATTAAGGAAGTTATATAAACATCCATGTTGCCTTTTATATTTCTTTAATTCTGTTATGGTCGCCTGGTCTGCATTGTCTATAAATACATCCCTAGCAAATCCCCACTTCTCCCTATTTCTTTCTAAGAATGCTACCAACCTTGGGGGAATGTCACTTGGTGCTAATGGTATATCTAAATTAGCATTGTTATATACTTCTTCATCCAGAATAATCAATTGCCCTTTATTTGTAATAACTTGAAATATAAAGGCTATCGTGTCAGGACTTTCTTGAGAATAGGATGTATCTACACCGCTTGATAATACCTCAAATTTAAGTGGATTA